ACTGGGAAAGAAATGGCTGAATTCATGTGGAAGACGCTAGAAAAGATTGTTGAGGAGAACTATCCCGAAGACGAGCGAGAGAAGGCAAAAGCACAAATACTCAAATCCATGTCCTACAGCATGTTTTACGGAACATTTAAATGTAAAGAGAGAAGAGAATGAGAGTATTAGCCCTTTGCTTGCTTTTATCAGGCTGTAATCCAAGTTGTGAGGAGCAAGGAGGAGTGGTAGTTCAGCATGGGTTCTACTACGTTTGGCAACCAATTGATGCATCCAAAGGAATTGGTTATATGCAAGAGTACCCAAATTATGTTTGTAAAAAGGAGAAGTCAAATGAATGAAATAAAAAAGATGCAGACACCCTGGGACTCAGACAAAATTCTCATGGTGGATATCGGATGCCATGAGCGCGGGTGCGTATGCGTAGCAAACCAGTGGGATGCAAACTATCAAAGCGAGTGCGTACCAATGGTTGAATACAAAGAATGGGTAGGGTTAACTGATGATCAAATGAGAGCAATAGCGGAGTGGCAGATAAGTGCACATAGACCTTTGATTGACGTTATAAAAGCGGTGGAGCAAGCATTAAAGGATAAGAACACATGATTGAATTAGTCTGGACTGGAGAAGGCGGAGAAGTAAGGATAAAAAAAGAATTTGTCACAGCAGATGTTATGGTTCAACTAGACGGTCTACAAGATTGGATTGGTGAACTACAAGAGCTTTATGACTACATGGGAGATGCGGCTTTTACCCGCAAACCTGAATTAAATACAAAAAAGGAAAAGGTATGAATGAGATATACCAATACTTATTACTCATTGCCATCTTGGGCATAGGTTCTGTATGGATTACTGCCGTGTTTTTTTTTATCTTATATGTTTTAGGCGTATATGAAGACTAGTGGATGGAGGAAAAAACAAGTGTTGCAAAAGATAAATACTTACGAGGGTAGGGAATTGGGCGTACATACTGGCGAACTAAAACAGATTGTTAAAACGGCTTGGTTATGTACTGTGTGTAATAAGATATTTAACACCAAAGAAGAGGGCGAAATGCATGAATGCAGAAATAAGCAATATTAAACAGGCTTTTGAAGGATGGATGGCATCCAAAGGAAAGACCGACCTGAGATGGTTGGGTAAAAGGTACGATCACCCAAGGATTCAGTCTTTATGGGTATCGTTTTTAATGGGCTGGACAATGAAGGAAAACAAGAAATGAACGAGAAAAATTTAAATATAGATTTGATTATTACAGATAGAGGAACTCAATCAAGGGTAGAGGTGAACGAGCCTACTGTTGCTGATTATGCACAAGCAGTCCTTGATGGGGATAAGTTTCCCCCAATCATTGTCTTCCATGATGGTACAGATTACTTCCTTGCGGATGGATTTCATAGATACTTTGCCCATCTTCGTGCCAAGAGGGTTAGTATCTTCTGTGAAGTAAAGCGTGGAACTGCCAGAGATGCCAAGAGATTCGGCTTTGGAGCGAACAATAAGAATGGTTTAAGGCCTACCATTGCAGACCGCAGAAAAGCCGTTACAGAGATGGTAGAAGATCTTGAGTGGCAAGACTTAAGCGATAGAGAAATAGCTAGGGAATGCGGAGTAAGCCATACCTTTGTAGCTACAGTTCGTAAGGAAGTCGAAGGTAGAACTGTAGTCGAATCCAAGCCAAAAAGTGAAAAAACAGGCAAAAAAACTAGTACTAAAGCAACAGCAGAACCCAAAGAAAGTAATACTTCTGGGACAAAAGTGGAGTTATTGCCGCCTGTGGATGGTTACGATAAAGAGATGGTGGATGCAATTATTGCTGAGAATACCAAACTAAATGATCGCTTGGCCATCAAAGCTATGGTTGGTACAGAGGATGAAAAGGATCTTGCTAAAGAGACCATCGAGGAACTCAGAGAAGAGCTAAAGAATGCTTACATTGAGATCGATGCTATCACCAAAAGTCGCAATAGTTTTCAAAATGAGTGCGCTCAATTGAAGAAACAGATTGCATCGTTGCAGAGAAAGATCAAGCAGTATGAGGCTGCATGAGATATCTATCTGTATGTTCAGGCATAGAGGCGGCTAGTGTTGCTTGGAAGGATTTTGGATGGGAGGCAGTTGGTTTCAGCGAGATCGAAAAGTTCCCATCTGAAGTCCTCCAGCATCACTATCCAAATGTTCCTAATCTTGGGGACATGACTAAATACAAGGAGTGGAATCTTGGAGCAATTGACATTCTCGTGGGAGGAACTCCCTGTCAGTCTTTCTCAGTCGCTGGACTCAGGCAAGGACTTGAAGACCCAAGAGGAAACCTCGCTCTCACCTATTGTGGATTACTTGATAAGTTTAGACCCAAGTGGTTCGTATGGGAAAACGTGCCAGGTGTCCTTAGTTCGAATGGAGGACGGGACTTTGGTTCCTTCCTCGGGGCGGTGGCAGAACTCGGGTATGGGTTCTCGTACCGAGTGCTTGACGCTCAGTACTTCGGAGTGGCCCAAAGACGTAAGCGTGTGTTCGTTGTCGGAAATCTTAGAAGTTGGAAACGTGCAGCCCAAGTACTTTTTGAGTCCGATAGCCTGTCAAGGCATACTCCGCCGAGCAGAGAAAAGAGGAAAGAAATTACCGCCTCTTCTGGAATCGGCGTTGAAATATCAGGCCCACTCTCTGCAAGAGACTACAAAGATGTCGGAACAGACGGGCTAAATGAAATATCCGCAAAGATGATTGTTGCTTATGAAAATCATCCAAGTGATTCCAGAGTGCAAGAGATGGGGGATATATGTCAAACAGTTACATCCACATGGGGAACTGGCGGTGGAAATATCCCTTTTGTACAGGCTTATTCAATCAGAGAGGATGCCAAAGCCAATACCTTTAGTGCGACACCACTCGAGACAAGCACGGCTCTACAGGCATTGATTCCATCGGTTCAATCCCATCATGCTCAGACTTTTGTTGCGCATCCAGGTGCGGTGAGAAGATTAACTCCAATGGAGAGCGAAAGACTTCAAGGGTTTCCTGATAACTATACGAACATAAAAGATAAATGTCCTGATGGGGTAAGGTATAAAGCACTCGGTAACTCGATGGCCGTGCCTGTTATGCGTTGGATAGGACAAAAAATAAAAGAGGTTACAAATGCTGAAACTACGAGAATATCAACAGGACATACTTGATAAGCTTAGAAATGGATTTGCTGTTGGGTATAACAGGCAGATACTTTATGCCCCGACAGGGGCTGGCAAGACAGAGATGGCTATTGCTTTGCTTGATGCGACCAAAAAGAAACTAAATCGGGGTGCTATGATCTTGGATAGGATCATACTGTGCGACCAGACCTCTCGTAGGTTGGACGATTATGAAATAGATCATGGTGTCTTACAGGCTGGGCATTGGCGGTTCAAACCTTATGAGAAGATACAGGTATGCTCTGCACAGACACTCGAGCGTAGGTCTGAATTGCCAGGGCTTAACTTGCTGATCATCGATGAGGCGCATCAAACGCGGGATGCGACCAAGAAGTTCATCGATGCCAATCCTAATTTAAAAGTAATTGGTTTGACTGCTACACCATTTACCAAAGGGTTGGGTAAGGTCTATGAGAATGTCATATCAAGTGTTACGACCGAGCAATTGGTCTCACAGGGTGTGCTTGTACCTCTTAAGGTATTTGTATCTACTGAGATCGATATGAGCGGTGCTAACAAGGTGGCTGGGGAGTGGTCACAAAAGGATGCGACCGAGCGTGGCATGAAGATCACGGGCGATATCGTTACCGAATGGATCAAGATGACCCATGAAATATTTAGCAGACCGAGAAAGACTATTATCTTTTGTTCGGGTGTGGATCATGGGACTGATTTATCGAGGAAGTTCGCAGAGAAAGGATATAACTTTATCTCTGTAAGTTACAAGGACGATGAATCTTTCAAGCGTGATGTGATCGAGGACTTTGCCAAGCCTGATACGGCTATACATGGATTAATTGCCACAGACATACTAACCAAGGGTTTTGATGTGCCTGATGTGATGATTGGGGTATCTGCCCGTCCCTTTAGTAAGTCGTTGACCTCTCATATTCAACAGATGGGTAGGGTTATGAGGGGTTCACCTGGGAAAGAGTTTGCGTTATGGTTGGATCACTCTGGTAACTATCTTAGATTCAAAGAGGATTGGGACGATGTATATTTAAATGGAGTCCATGAGTTGGACGATAGCAGAGAGAAGGTTAAGAAAGAAAAGACAAAAGAAGAGAAGGAGGCATTTACTTGCCCGTCTTGTAAAGCGTTATGGACTTCAGCTACAGACACTTGTAGCCATTGTGGTTTTGTGGTGGAGAAAAAGAATAAGGTTATTGAGTTGGCTGGGGAGATGAAGGAACTCAAGGGTGCGATGGCAACTGGCAACCATCAAAAGTGGTGGTCTGAGATTTATCATTTCGTAGAGAATGGATCTATGAATAGGGGTCATGCTGCATATACTTTTAAAGATAAGTTTGGTTTCTTTCCTAATTATTTGAAGGATCAGCCTGTCGCTCCAACTCAAGAGGTGGTTGCTTTTATTCAATCTAGAAAGAAAGCTTATATTAAAAGTATTAGGAGAAAGCGTTGATGGACTTCGTTAGTTTTTGTAGAGAGCGTGGCGTTATGATCGATAGCATACCTCCGATAGGGCAATGGGTTAGGTTTCCAACTGTAGATCATCCAAGAAGTAAGAATGGTGCGGTGAAGTTTATGGGTGACATAGGATTCGTACAGAACCATGCAATGGATGTGGAAGTATCGGTTTGGAAGTCTTCTATTCCGATCAATAGGGTTGCGATAGCTAGAATTCAGAAAGAATCGAAATTAGAGGCTGATAAACGTAATACTTTAGCATCCAATCGGGCAAAAGAGATCATAAAGGAGAGTTCAACGGCATCTCATCCATATTTAATCAAGAAGGGTTTTGATCGGGAGGTTGGTTATGTTTACCAGGGTAGCCTGGTGATACCGATGAGGATCGATAGCCAGTTGGTTGGTGTTCAATTGATTGGTGAGAATGGGGAGAAGAAATTCTTATATGGTCAAAGGACTAACGATGCTGAGTTTATTATGGACAATCGGGGTAGGCATATTCACTGCGAAGGGTATGCGACAGGGTTATCTATTCAACAAGCGTTGCGATCATTAAAGATCAAGTACACGATCCATGTCTGTTTCTCGGCTAATAATTTGCTGAGAATTGCCAAGCGTTATGGTGGGGTGGTGGTGGCTGACAACGATGAGAGCGGTACGGGCGAGAGGGTAGCTAAAGAGACGGGACTAAAGTATTGGATGTCTGATCAAGTAAAGGAAGATGCCAACGACTATCATTTAAGGGTTGGCACTTTCAGGTTCAGTCAAGCGTTACGATCATTGGTGGTATGAGGCTAACATAATTGGCTCTACATTTACATCTTCAACGAAGTGAGCGTATTGTTTTAGGTTATTCAATACGCTCATTCCAATATAAAAAGAGTTCTGACCTTGCCCGACATAGTCGGATCTAATCGTTACGATACCTTGCTCATCTTCCATGATCCAAAAAGAGAAAACTGATTTAGCTGGGTTTTGCTGCGGTAGTTTTTTAGGCATAAAAAAAGGGGCATTCAGCCCCTCCTCCTTAGTATAAACAGATTTGATAACAAGAGAAATTAGCTCGGTAGGTGATGGTGGTTTTGGTTTCTTTAATTATTCTACCTCCATCGTTACACATCTCTACATTCTGATCTTTTAGTTTGCGACCCGATGGGCTAGTGTAATCAAAGTCTAGAACCTTATTAGTTCCAATTTCGATTACAACTCGACCTGATCCACAACCTTTATATTTGTGAGCCAGTTCATCGGGAATTTTAAAAGTTTTGTTCATACGTTCCTCGTATTCCCTTTGGAGGGTTTCAAATGTTACATCTAGTTTCATAATTGCTCCGATCCTATTAAAAAGCCTTGAATTGCACCTTTGAGCATACGCTCACAGTCTGTTTGAATAATGTACTTCCACTCCTCTTGGGGATTGACTAGGGATAGTTTGTATTTGAGTCCTTTGCTTTCCCTACGCTCGGGATCGTCATAATC